CCGAATACGCTACTCCAAACTGTCGCATCTCTCAATACCTGATTTAGTGATTGCCCGTCTAGCCCTGCATCCCTGATAAAGCTCTCAACTTCGGGAGCATCTACTAGCTCACGCTGGGGCGGTGTTCTCCAAATAAAAGAGTTATATATCTGAACAATATTTTTACAATGATTATCGCAGGGTGTGGATTTGATGCGAGCATTATATTCGTCATCTGTCTCTGCTAAGTATTGCGTTAGATATTTACCTGTCTTATACTGCGCCCCTCCCATATAGCTGTCTAAATAATACTGCCATTGACTTTTATTATTGTCGTATAAGGTATGTACTTTTAAAATCTCTTCTTTATTCATTAACTCCACCTCTTTGGTTGGTTGATTGCTTTCTTGAATTTGATAGGATAACGCTTGCTTACATAATAACCAGCTCCATCTACAATATGATCTAGCCCAGATTCTTTATCTGGCACTCCATTTTTATCATAAACCTGCTGTTCTAGTGATACTGCTAAGTTAGGGCATTTATCTGTATTAACTCTATAATACCTATCTCCCGCAGGATTGCAAATCAATCTGTTAAAAGCCGCTACTCGATCTTTAACAAACGGGTTCTTTTTAGGCGCATCAATAGTAAACCCTGCATCCTTTAATAATCTTAAATCTGAAATAGAGGCGTTGACTGATTTAGTTGCGCCACCTGATGCGTCAGGGTAGATTATTATAGTGTGACCTGTGTACTTTTCTTGCAGTATTTTAATCATTGATGGCGTATCTCTCACACCTGTTAACTCATCAACTGCTAGTGCTAGAGGTGATCTTTGTATATGCACTACTGCCGCACCATTATTCACATTGAAGTCCATTCCTATATGCAGTGGTTCTCCCTTTTGAATAGTTGCATCTGTACCGTTCAGCTCTCTGTCATAGTCAGGATATACGCTACCGCTGGTTAGATTAACAAACTCCCCCTCTATATACGCCTCTAGCAGTTGAGGTGAATATGTCTCTCGCAGTAGATCAATATAGTTTTCTGGTAGGTGTGGGTTAGAGTATGTTGGAGCTTTAATTATTTGATAACTTTCAGTTGGGTTCTTGCCCCACTGCTCATACACAAACCTAAACCCCTCTGGTGTAGTTCCAACCGCTACTGTATTCTGACCAGCTTTCTTTTGTCTATTTCTCGCTATGATTTTAACCCAGCACTCTCTTGCTTTATTGATTGGCAGGGTATCTAGCTCGTCAACCATTGAATCAGTTACTTCGTAGCCCACTATGCGATCTGGGTTGTCTAAAGTTCTGAATATAATCTGCTTATTATTAACTTCTAAAATATGGTCTGACTTATTTAATTTATACGCCACTTTCAGATTGTCTAGTACTTCGATAAAGCGAGGATATGCGATTGTTTTAATCAGGTCATAAGTTGGCAAGTAATAAGCAATGTTTCCACCGTTGCCGAATATCAACTTCATTGTGCGCAGTATTAGAGCGTGTGATTTACCTGCCCCATATCCTGCTACCATTGCAGGAAAGGGAGCTATTGAATTAACTAGCTCCGTTTGAGGCTTTGTAGCTTTAGCTCTGATCTTCAACTACTTCAAACTCTGTTATCTCTGATATTTTAGCTGTAACTTCTTGCTTATCAGTCTGACCTAGCCAATTCTTGCCAAGCCACACTAGCATAGTAGTGTTGCCGCCCATTGCCTGTGAATACTGCACTCTTCGCAAGCTCGCCCTGCCAGAAGCTCCTTTTTGCTTGATCCACTCCGCACAAGGCGTATTATATTCACGCTTAACTGCTCGTTCAAGTGTGTCATAACTAAAACCTAAGATATTGGCTATCTCTTCACCCGTGCAATGGATGCCGCACAGCTTCTCAACTTGCGCCCAGTCAATTTCAGTATATGGTCTACCGCCTTTGTCTTTAAGCTCTTGCATTGTGTATCTCTTTTGTTTGCATACTATTAAACTCTGCGCCTGTGTCTGCGTGTGTTGCTTGTTTGCCTGTATACTCTTGCCATCTTTTAATAATTACATCTATGTACTTCGGGTCTAGTTCCATTCCATAACATTTTCTAGTCAGCTTCTCACTTGCTATCAAAGTGCTTCCACTACCTAAAAAGAAGTCGATTATTAAGTCATTCCTATCAGAAGAAATCAACATCTGGTTCTCAATTAGAGATACAC